TCTTAGAACGTGGTTCCAGAGTCATGTCAGCCATACATAAAAGATTGTATGTGGCACTTAAAAAAGAATTTGTTTTATTAGCTGATGTATTTAAAACTTATCTACCACCAGAATATCCTTACGATGTTGTAGGTGGACAAAGAAATATTAAAGTTTCAGATTTTGATGACAAAGTAGATATTTTACCTGTTGCAGATCCAAACATATTTTCACAATCACAAAGAATAAGTTTAGCTCAAACAGAACTACAACTTGCAATGTCTAATCCACAAATGCATAATTTATACGAAGCGTATAGAGATATGTACAGTGCAATTGGTGTAAAAAATATAGATAAAATATTGCCACCACCTCAACAACCTATGCCAATGGACCCAGCATCTGAAAATATTATGGCAATGTCAGGTAAACCTTTTCAAGCATTTAAAGGTCAGGACCACAGAGCACATATAACCTCTCATTTAAATTTTATGGCAACTAATATGGTTAAAAATAACCCTATGATTATGGGTGCATTACAAAAAAATATTTTTGAACACATTTCTTTAATGGCACAAGAACAATTAGAAGTAGAATTTAGAGAAGAACTACAACAATTAGTACAATTACAACAAATGGTGCAAATGAATCCTCAAATGGGACAGAGTCCTGAGATTCAACAACAAATTATGCAGATGAGTATGGCTATTGAAGCAAGAAAAGCTAAACTTATTGCTGACATGACACAAGAATTTAAGGATGAAGAGAACAAAATTATGGGTGATTTTGGAAATGACCCGGTTGCGAAGCTAAAAGCAAGAGAATTAGATCTTAGAGCCATGGATAATGAACAAAAACGTACACAAGCAGAGCAAAGATTAAATTTAGATAAGACAAGAGCTATGATGAATCAAGATATTCAAGAAGAAAAGCTTGAACAAAACGAAGAATTAGCTAAACTAAGAGCTAATACGTCGATTGAAAAAACTATTTTAGGAAAAACACTTCCAAATTCGGACCAGATGGTGCCTAATGTAGCGATCATTCGAAAAACTGGAGGATAAATATGAAAAAAAGTAAAAAATCAAGTCACGCAGGCATGGTTCATGTAGATCATGACATGTTTACGAACAAAGATGGCTTTCTAAACGGAGGAGTTGAGATAGAAACTACAAAAGCTGACGAAACTCAGTCTGTTCAAGTAAGAGGAACTAAAAGAATGCTGTCTGAAAAGAAAAAAGATGCAGATTGGTACTAAACTATGTGGTTCAGTGCACTTAAACTAGGCCTAAACGCGGCAACGCACATCTATAAGAAGAAACAAGAAACAAAAATGAAGATGGCGGATGCACAATTAATGCATGCCGATAAGATGGCTCGAGGGGAAAGCGAGTACCAAGGTAAATTATTAGAAGCAAGACAATCGGACTGGAAAGACGAGTTCGTGCTCCTCGTATTAACGGCGCCGATCCTGGTGATTGCTTGGGGGGTCTTCTCGGACGATCCGGGTGCAGCAGAGAAGATAAAAATGTTCTTCGAACAGTTCCAGCAGCTCCCGTCATGGTTCACAAACCTGTGGATCCTTGTCGTGGCGAGTATTTATGGTATAAAGGGCACACAGATTTTTAAAAACGGAGGAAAAAAATAATGAGAAGGTTTTATAAAAATGGTTCATCTTTTCCTGATCTATCAGGTGACGGTAAAGTCACTATGAAAGATGTTTTGATGGGCAGAGGTGTAATTAAAAAAGGTAAAAAAAAGAAAAAGAAAAAGAAAATGAAGAGAGTTAAATCACCAATAGAAAAAATGGTAAGGGGGAACTAATGGCAAAATTATGTCCAAGAGGTAAAGCCGCAGCAAAGAGAAAATTTTCGGTCTACCCAAGCGCATATGCAAACATGTACGCATCGGCAGTATGTTCAGGTAAAGTCACACCAGGCGGAAAAAAGAAAAATAGAAAAAAAGCCATGGATGGAGGAATGATGTCTAATAGATCAATGTATGGATCAGGCGGATCTGCTTGCGCACAAATAAAAGGATTTGGAATAGCTAGACGTCCAGGAAAAAGATAATGGCTGAAAAAGGTTTAAGAGCATGGGTAAAGGAAAACTGGGTAGATATTGCGAACAAGCGAAAAGATGGTTCGTACCCGAAGTGTGGAAGAAGTGGTGGAGAAAAAAGAAAAAATTATCCAAAATGCGTGCCCATTGCAAAAGCAAGACGGATGACCAAAGGGCAGCGTGCGGGTGCCGTCGCAAGAAAACAAGCAAAATCGAACACAGGTCCTACACCATCTAGAGCAGCGACTTTTTCAAAAAGAAAAAAAGCAGCTGACGGTGGATATATTGGACCAGCGATAAGATCAAATTATGGAGGAAAAATTTTAAGTAATCCTTCTTATGAAAAATATTATAAAGGAATGATTTAATGTCGGGTGGAAGTTCATTTATTAGTGATCAAAAATTTACAACTCTAACAGCAGATGGTAATTTCAAAACAATTACTGGTGGGTCTACTAATTTAGGTCCTTGTAGAGTTACATATATTCAAGCACATGCTGCATCAAATGCAGTTGTAAAACTTCATGATGGAACAGGCACTGGCGGTCCTTTAGAATTTCAAGCTAAATTTGGATCAGAGGGTTTAGATCTAATGGTTCCTGGAAGCGGTATAAGATTTAGAACAGGAGTCTTTTTAGATTTAGATCAAACAGATTCAGTTACTATTGGATATACAGGTTAAAATGAGACAGTTTTATTCTAAAGGCACAATGCCTGCAAGAAATAAAAAAAATTTTAGACCCACTAAAAAAGGGGCTGGAATGACAAGGGCTGGGGTAAAAGCTTATAGAAGACTTAACCCTGGTTCAAAATTAAAAACAGCCGTGACAGGAAAAGTGAAGCCTGGATCAAAAGCTGCAAAACGTAGAAAATCGTACTGCGCACGTTCACTAGGTCAGCTCAAAAGAGCATCAGCCAAGACACGTAATGATCCAAACTCACGTATTCGTCAGGCAAGAAGAAGATGGAGATGTTAATATGAGAAAAAAAATGATGGGTGGCGGTATGATGAAAAGAACTGCTATGAAAAAAGGTGGCAAGATGAATGCAGGATTAAAAGCATATCTTGCTAAAAAGAAAAAAGATAAAATGAAAAAAGCGAAGGCATAATGAAAAAAGCAAAAGCAAAAATAAAAAAAGTTATCAAAGGTTTAGGAAAAGCTGTTAAAGCTCACACTAAACAAAGAAAAATGTTACAAGGAGCTTTAAGTGCCGGATCCAAAAAAGGGAACAGGAAAAAAGCCTAAAGGCTCTGGACGTAGACTTTATACGGACGAGAATCCTAGAGATACTGTCCGTATAAAATTTGCTACTCCAACAGATGCAAGAAAAACAGTATCAAAGGTTAAAAAGATCAATAAACCTTTTGCTAGAAAGATTCAAATTTTAACAGTAATGGAGCAAAGAGCTAAAGTTATGGGTAAAAATAAAGTAGCTTCAATTGCTAAAAAAGGAAAAGAATCTATAAGAAAGACTAAAAAAACCTAGGAGAAAGAATATGGAAGAGTTTAACATTATATATAAAATACAAAGAATGTTGAAAGAAGACTATCAATCTATTGGTGAAACAATGATTAGTGGTGCTATTGACAATATGGAAAAATACAAATATATGATGGGACAGGCACATGCCTATAAAAAAATATCACAGGAAATCTCTAACCTGCTAAATAAGAAGGAGCAAATAGATGAACAACCAGACCTCGAAAACGTCGTCAAATTCGACCCCAAAAATTAAACTAGCATTAGAAGAAAAATATAAAGCAGAAGATAAAAAAGAAATAGATGCTTACGAGCGTTTAAAAAAGAAAGAAACTAATAAACTTCCTAAACCAACAGGTTGGAGATTACTAGTATTACCTTTTAAAATGCCTGAAAAGACTAAAGGTGGTCTTTATATTGGTCAAGATACATTAGAACGTCAACAAGTAGCCTCTACTTGTGGATTAGTTTTAGAAACGGGTCCTCATTGTTATGATGAAGAAAAATTTCCAGAGGGACCTTGGTGTAAAAAAGGTGATTGGATTATTTTTGCAAGATATGCTGGATCTAGAATTCAAATTGACGGGGGTGAAGTTAGATTGTTAAATGATGATGAAGTGTTAGCAACTATAGATAACCCCGAAGATATACTTCATCAATATTAATCATAGAGGAGTAAACTATGCCAGAAGAAGAAAAAAAAACAGTTGATATAGATACATCAGGACCTGATGTTGATATACAATTGCCTGAAGAAAAAGAAGATTCTGTTGTAGAAACCGAACAGCCAAAAGTTGAAACGGAAACAGTAGAACAGGAGAAAGAAGTAAAAGTAGAAGAAGAAAAGAAAGAACCAGTACAAGAAGAGAAAGAAAAAGAATTAGAACAATACTCTGAAAGTGTTCAAAGAAGAATAGCTAAACTAACTAAAAAATGGAGAGAGGCTGAGAGACAAAAAGATGAAGCAGTTGAATATGCTAAATCACAAATTGAAGCAAAAGAAATAGCTGAAAAAAAAATCTCTAAGTTCGAACCTGAGTTTTTTAAAAACGCTGAAGATAGCGTTGAGAATGGTTTAAAAGCAGCACAAGCAAAACTTGCTGCAGCTAGAGAGGCTAATGATTTAACAGCTGAAGCAGAAGCTTTAACTGCTATATCAGAGTTTGGTTACAGAAGAGCTAGACTTGCTGAGACTAAAAATGAACAAGAAGAGTATAATAAACAACTAAAAGAAAAACCAAAGCCGGAAATAAACCTAAATAGACAGACAGCTTCTGCAGGATCCCCAGATCCTAAAGCTGAAGATTGGGCTAGTAAAAATGCGTGGTTTGGACAAGATACAGCCATGACATATACTGCTTTTGATCTTCATAAGAAATTGACTGAAGATGAGGGTTTTGACCCATCAAGTGACGAGTATTATTCTGAAATAGATAAAAGAATAAGACTTGAATTCCCACACAAGTTTGCTAATAATAGTGATAAGGGAGAAAATACGACCAAACCTGTGCAAACAGTAGCTTCAGCGAAGCGAAGCACAAATACCGGTCGCAAAAACTCTGTGAGACTCACATCATCACAGGTAGCAATCGCTAAAAAATTAGGTGTGCCACTTGAAGAATATGCGAAACAACTAAAAATCACGAAGGAGGCATAAGCATATGGAAAATGATAATGATAAAAGAGCATCCCGTGCAAGTCAAACTAGAGAGAAAAAAGCTCGACCAAAAGTTTGGCAAAAATCCAACGACTTGGATGCACCACCCGCACCTGCAGGTTTCAGGCATAAGTGGATAAGAACTGAGTCACTAGGTTTTCAGGACACTAAAAATGTTTCTGGTAAACTAAGAGAAGGTTACGAATTAGTTCGAGCTGATGAGTATCCAGACACAGATTATCCAGTTTTAGATGACGGGAAATATAAGGGCATGATTGGAGTCGGGGGCCTTGTGCTGGCAAGGATACCAGATGAGATTGCAGAGCAAAGAAACGCTCACTATAGAAATCTGCATAATGAAAAAGTTCAGGCTGCAGATAACGATCTTATGAGGGAACAGCACCCTAGTATGCCGATCAATGTTGATCGACAGACTCGTGTAACCTTCGGTGGTACAAAGAAATCCTAATATAGAATTTCTAGTCCGCCGGATAAACAAAATGTCTAAAGGAGGACAACTACTATGGCAAATAAAGACGCCGCTTTTGGATTAAGATCCATTGGCAAAGTTGGTCAGAATAGAGACAACCAAGGTTTATCCGAATATGATATCGCAGCAAGTGCTACAGCGATATTCCAAAACGACCCTGTACAAATGTTAAATACAGGTACAATTGGAGTAGCTGCAGCAGCGGATACATTAATCGGAGTACTTAATGGTGTATTCTTCACTGACGCAAACACTAGTAAACCTACTTTTGCGAACCATCTAAAAGGATCCAATACTGCAACAGACATTAAAGGATTCATAGCGGATGATCCGTATGAGAGGTTTGAAGTTCAATCGGACGACGCAACTGCAGCAGCAGACGTCGGCCTTAATGCTGATATTGTGTACGCAGCTGGTAGCACACATGACTTTGTGTCAGGTGTGGAATTAGATCATTCTGATCTTAAAACTGGTACTGCACAATTAAGAGTACTTGGCATATCAAAAGATATCAATAATAACACTCCAGGTTCTGCGAATGTTAATTTGGTAGTTATGATTAACGAGCACTTCTTAAAAGCAACAGCCGGAGTATAAGGAGGATAATTATGGCGATAAGTAGAGGACAATTAGTCAAAGAACTCGAGCCGGGATTAAATGCCTTATTCGGGTTGGAATATAAACGTTATGAGAATCAGCATGCTGAAATATACACTACTGAGTCTTCAGACAGAGCGTTTGAAGAAGAAGTTATGTTATCAGGTTTTGCTCAAGCTCAAGTTAAACCAGAAGGATCAGGTGTAGTTTTTGACAATGCTCAAGAAACTTTCACTGCAAGATATACACACGAAACTGTGGCTCTTGCCTTCGCGATAACTGAAGAAGCTATTGAGGATAATCTGTATGACAGACTTGCTAGTAGATATACAAAAGCATTAGCTAGATCTATGGCGAACACTAAACAAATCAAAGCTGCTAGTCTGTTAATTAACGGACTACCAGGTGGTACGTTCAAATCAGGTGATGGTGTAACACTATTTAACACTGCTCACCCAACTGTAGCTGGAACTGTTAAAAATACTTTAACAGTAGCGGCAGACTTGAACGAAACTTCATTGGAGCAGTCATTAATTGACATTAATGCATTTACTGACGAGAGAGGTCTTAAAGTAGCTGCTAGAGGTGTTAAAATGATTGTACCTTCGGAGCTTCAGTTTACAGCTGAGAGATTAATGAAATCTCAAGGTAGAACTGGAACAGCAGATAATGATCTAAATGCTATAAATAGCATGGGAATGATTCCACAAGGTTATAGAATTAATAATTTCTTAACTGACACGGATGCATTCTACATTATTACTGATGTACCAAATGGTATGAAGTATTTCGAAAGATCTCCTATCAAAACAGCGATGGAAGGTGATTTCGATACTGGAAACGTAAGATACAAAGCTAGAGAAAGATACTCATTTGGAGTATCTGACTTCAGAGGTATCTTTGGCGTAGAAGGTGCGTAATCAATAAATTTTTGTGGCGGGACACAATCCCGCCACAATCAAAAATTAGAAAGGAAAAATGCACTCAAAACATTTCAAAGTAAAAATATTCGCTTATCAACATCAAACAGAATTTAATATATATTGTCTCGATGGACCCATAGATATCGAAAATGCCATAGTTGACAAACTAGGAAAATCTGATACAAAATGGGAGTATCTTGGAGAAATGATGGATCCCAAGGTAAATAGAATAACCTATGAGGAGGTTATTGATGGAGGCGATAATGCAACATCTACAAGATCTATACACAAACAAAAAGAGTTTGGATCTTCAGTGGGAGCAAGAGCATCTTAAAGAGGGTAGATATACTCTCAATATGGTTAAGATTGACAGAAAAGTCAGAGACGTAATTAGCCATATTAAACTAGCTGAGGCTAAAAAAGCTGATCTAGAAAATAAAGTCGAGAGTGCGGCTCCTCAAGTTTCTGTAGCTACTTAATAAAAAGCTACATCGTTGGAAAATTCCTATCCACATTACAGGCCCTCTTGCGCTCTAATAAAATCTA